TTACCGATCGAGGTATGACATTTAGAACATATGATGATATAGATTCTGGATCATTTGTACCAACAACAAGTGGCCAAACTGTTACTATTCCATTAAATCAAAATGCAATGGATGATTTAGCATCTGTTGCATCTGGATCATCATTTGATATGGGTATTATAAATACCAAATTTGATAAAGGAGGAACAGTAGCAGCACCTGGATCTTTTTTAACTGCAACTGAGCCTCATAATTTATTTACTGGTGCTGGCGCAACTAGTCATGATGGAGCAGGTACAGATATACATCATGAAGGTTGTTTTATTTTTACGTTTGGAGAATTTGGATATGGGTTTACATCAAGACAACCTAAATTATCATACACATATAAAATACAAGAATCAGCTGGCAAGGTAACATTTGTTAATAAAATAGTACATGCATCAGGTAAGATATCTCATACTGATAAATTAGTTTAAGTATAGTTTCAACATATTTATATAAAAAGATAGTACTATGGCAAAACGAATTCCAATATGGCCGGGCTCGTCATCATTTTCTAGCGGAATGACTCCTTTTGGATTATATGATAGCGATACTCAATTTCAAGATCATGCTGAAAAAACAGCTGATTGGTGTGCAAAAAGATTAGGCTTTCCTATAGTAGATGTAGAATTAGATTCTGGATCTTTTTATGCAGCATTTGAAGAATCTGTTTCTGAATATGGAGCTCAATTAAATACATTTAATATACGAGATAATTTAATTAATCTATATGGCGCAACTGGATCATTTAGTGGTAGTACAAATTTAACACAAAAACATGTAACACCTGGATATGGAGGACTTACAGGCCTAGCAGAAGAATATGGAACAGAGGCTGGTTCAGGTGGAAACGTAACATATTATACTGGTTCATTGACTGTTTCATCAAGTAAACAAATATATGATCTAACAGATTCAAATATTGTAACATTAGAAAATGGAACTCCAGGAATAGATTCAATTGAAGTTAAAAGAATATTTCATGAAGCGCCACCAGCTATAGCAAAATATTTTGATCCATTTGTAGGTACAGGATTAGGAACACAACAAATGTTAGATGGATTTGGATTTGGAGGATTTTCACCAGGCGTGACATTTATGATGATGCCATTATATTATGATATATCCAGATTTCAAGCAATTGAATTTAATGACCAAATAAGAAAATCTGCTTATTCATTCGAACTTATAGATGATAGATTAAAATTATTTCCTATACCAGACGGTTCAAACTTTACAAAAGTATATTTTCATTATATAAAAGTAGAAGATAGATTTAATCCATTACGTACTACAAACCCAGCAGAACGTATATCAGATTATTCAAATATACCATATGAAGATATTACATATTCAAAAATAAATTCAGTTGGTAAACAGTGGATACGTAGATATGCATTGGCATTGTCAAAAGAAATGTTAGGATATATTCGTGGTAAATATTCTTCGATGCCAATTCCTAATGCGGAAGTAACATTAAATGGAGGAGACCTAATATCAGCCGCTCAGACTGAAAAAGAAGGCCTTATATCAGAACTAAAAGAAATACTTGACCAAACTTCAAGACAAGCACAATTGGAAAGAAAACAAGCAGAATCAGATGCAATGCAGGCAACATTTAATAAAATGCCACTTAAAATTTATATAGGGTAATTATGGCACTATTCGGATCAGCTAGAGATGCAAGTTTATTAAGATCTATTAATCGCGAACTTATTTATGATTTAATAGATACTGAAATAGCATTCTACAAATTATCTTTAGAGGATACAGCAGCTAATATGTATGATGAAGCTGATAATAAAGTATATTTTTCACCAATGCGTTTCAATTGTATTGTACAAAAAGATGAAAAATCATATACAGGTGATGATGCAGGTTATGATTCAACTAGGACAGCAACATTTGCATTTCATAGACCTGAACTGAAAGAAAATAATGTTGTAATAGAAGAAGGTGATGTGATTGAATGGGATAATGAATTTTATGAAATTGATGGAGTTAGTGCATCACAATATTTTAGAGGTATTAATCCTGATACAGATTTAGGAGCAAATTTACCAGGAGGAAAAAATATAACAGGTCAAGATGATATGAGAGATGAATTTGGACAATCAATATCAGTTATAGTTACAGGACATGTAACTAGAAGAAATAGATTAAACATTCAAGAAGTAAGATCAGGAATAAATAAACCTAATAGTATACCGAGAAACTTATAATGGCTAACAATGAATTAAAAAGAACATATTCGGCATTTACAGATAACGCTGCTCTAAATAGAGCTAATCAAGTTCGACGTGATGATGATAATGTAAAAATTCCAAAAGTTACATTAGAAGATATTGATTGGGCAATGATGTCTTACATAAGAGATGTTATAAAGCCAACTATAATTGAAAATGATCAAAAAATAGATATACCATTGATGTGGGCAAATGGCGAAACATGGGCACAAGTTCAGGCACGTGGTTATATGAGAGACCGTAAAGGTAAAATTATGACTCCATTAATTAGTATTAAACGTGGAACTATATCTGAACGAGATAATTTAAAAACATTAGGAGTTAATAAAAATCCAGATGACAATGTGTTAACACATCAAAATAAATTTACAATGGCTAATAGATATGACAGATTTTCAGTAACAAGAAATATTAAACCATTACGAGAATTTTATGTAACAGCTATTCCAGAATTTGTAGACGTATCATATGAATTATTAATATGGACAGAATATACAGAACAGATGAATTCTGTGATAGAACAAATAATGCCATTAAATGGATTTGCTTGGGGTACTACTCAAAAATTTCCAGTATATATTCAAGATTATTCTTTTGAAGTAACAAATGCAACTGGAGAAGATAGAATTGTTAGAGCAACTATTCCATTTACTACCAAAGGAGTATTATTAATGGAAGATGAATTACGAGAATCAGTAATGCAGAAAAGATTTTCTGTTAAACGTGTTACATTTAAATCTGAAACTACAGCATTTGATGCCAATGTTTCTGAAGGTCCAATTGGTGGATATGGCTATCCAATTGATAAAGATAAGCCATTTAAAAATATACCTAATAAATTAGATGAATCTGGTAATGTAACAAAAGAACAAGGTGTCACTAAAACATCAAGAATTAGGTCAATTGAAGGTATTCGAGATCTTCAAAATGATAGGCCTCATGCTGATGATACAATCTAATTGTTTGAACATTTTCCAGCATATTTATATAAGTAGTATTAATATTAGATTTAGGGAAAAAAGTTATGGCAACAACAATAAAGTTTACGGCAGATGAACTAGAAAAAATTAAAAAACTGCGTGACAAAAATAACGAAAAAACTCGAGAGTTTGGTCAACTTGAAATGGAGTCATTAAGAGCAAATGAACATTATCAAAATTTGATAAACGAAAAGAAAAAGTTGGTTGAAGAGTATAAACAAATTCAAAAAGAAGAAAGAGATTTAGTTTTAGAATTAAATAAAAAATATGGATCTGGAACAGTTGATTTAGATTCTGGAGAATTTACTTCGTCAAATTGATTGTTTGACTGGAAAAAAATATATTTATAAGAAAATAATTAAACGAGGAGCAACATAATGGCTGAAAAAGTAGTATCACCTGGTGTATTTACCAATGAAATAGACCAATCCTTTTTACCTGCAGGAGTCTCTGCAATTGGTGCTGCAGTAGTTGGACCAACAACTAGAGGACCTGCAAATATACCAACGGTAATATCAACATATTCACAATATCAAAGAATATTTGGAGGAGTATTTACATCTGGTTCTGGAGCATCAGAAAATTCATATAAATATCTAACTGATTATGCAGCTAGAGAATATTTAAAATTTGCTGATACATTGACGGTAGTAAGAATATTAGCAACAGGACATTCTCCTGCATCAACAGTAGTTTCATCATCCACAACAAATGGAGCAACATTTGCATCTGCATCGTTAGGATTTACACATAATCCAACTGGTAGTATGGGTGGAGCAGCTGATGAAATTACAATTGGTGGTATAGACTTTACCTTCGTTTCTGAATCAGCAGGATTATCTGATACTGCTAATCAAGTATTTGTAGAATTTGGTCATGCATCAGCAACAGCAGCGACGAATTTAGCTACTACTGTTGCAAATTTAAAAACAGCAATTGAAGCTCAGACATTAGCACTTACAGTAACAGCAAATGGTGATAATGGATTAATATTTTCAGGATCAGGTGCAGGGACATCAGGAAACATTACTATAACAACAGGATCGGGTGGTGATACAACAGCAACAACATTGGGATTTGTTAGTGCATCAGATTCAGCAGATGCGGCAGTAGGATCATTGAATGTTCAAGGAGGTACAGATAATATTATTTCAGCTGTTGCATTTGAATTAGAAACATTACATGACGGTGAAGATCAAAATAGTATAGGACCTATAACAACAAATGGTTTATTAAGATCAGGTTCAAGAAACAATGTAAGATGGGAAGTATCAAATGTTAATAATGCAAAAGGTACATTTACATTATTAATTAGAAGAGGTGATGATACTAATAATAGAAAAACAATATTAGAACAATATAACAATGTAACATTAGATCCAAATGAACCAAATTTTATTTCAAGAATTGTTGGTGATCAAACAAATACATTGAGAGATGGAGGTTCTGCAGATCCGTTCCTTCAATTAACTGGATCATATGCAAATCGATCTAACTTTGTAAGAGTTAAATCAACTAAATTAACATTAAATTATTTAGATGAAAATGGAAATGTAAGAGATGGTTCTTTATCAGGAAGTCTACCAGTAGCAGGTTCTGGTTCATTTAGTGGAGGTAGTGATGGTAATAAAGTTCATCCAAAAAAATATTATGAAGAAATTGAAGATGCAAATACGCAAGGATTTAATTTGAATAATGATAATGATGGTAAAAATGCATATATAGATGCAATTAGATTATTAAAGAATCAAGATGAATATGATATTAACTTAATAACATTACCAGGATTAGTAAATGGATTTACTGCTCATGCTCAGGTATTGACAGAAGCATTAAATATGGTAGAGGATAGAGGTGATTGTTTCTTAATAGTAGATCCAGTAGGATATGGTACTGCTTTAAATTCAGTAACATCTCAAGCCGAATCTAGAGATTCAAATTATGCAGCAATGTATTGGCCATGGATAAAAATACCAGATGCTGATTTAGGAAGAAATACATGGGTACCAGCATCAACAGTAATACCAAGTGTATATGCTTTTAATGATAGAGTTGCTGCTCCATGGTTTGCACCAGCAGGTCTTAATAGAGGTGGAATTGATATTGCAGTTCAAACAGAAAGAAAATTAACTCATGCTAATAGAGATACATTATATGATTCAAATGTTAATCCAATTGCAACTTTCCCTAATAGTGGTGTAGTAGTATTTGGTCAAAAGACATTACAGAAAAAGGCATCTGCATTAGATAGAGTAAATGTACGAAGATTATTAATAGCAGCTAAGAAATTTATTGCTTCAACTACTAGATTCTTGGTATTTGAAAATAATACAACAGCAACTAGAAATAGATTCTTAAGTATTGTTAATCCATATTTTGAATCAGTACAACAAAGACAAGGATTGTTTGCATTCCGAGTTGTAATGGACGAAACAAATAATACACCAGATGTAGTAGATAGAAATGAAATGAGAGGACAAATATTCCTTCAACCTGCTAAGACAGCTGAGTTTATTATAATTGATTTCAATGTGTTACCAACAGGTGCTGCTTTTCCTGAATAAAAATTGAAAAAGTAGATATTTATATATAAATAAGGAGTAAAAAAGATGGCAGAATTACTTGACCCAACCGAAATATTTTATACGGCGTATGAACCAAAAACGTCTAACAGATTTATAATGTATATTGAAGGAATTCCTTCTTATATTATAAAAGCTGCGTCAAGACCTTCAATTGATCAGGGAGAAATTGTATTAGATCATATTAATGTAGAACGAAAAATTAAAGGTAAATCTAGATGGCAAGATGTAACTGTAACATTATATGACCCAGTTGTACCATCAGGAGCGCAAGCTGTTATGGAATGGGTTAGGTTGCATCACGAATCTGTAACAGGTAGAGATGGATATAGTGACTTTTATAAAAAGGACATTACATTTAATACATTAGGACCAGTAGGTGATAAAGTTGAAGAATGGACTTTGAAAGGTGCATTTATATCAGCAGCAACATTTGGTGATATGGATTGGGCAACAGAAGATGCAGTTAACATTGAATTAACATTGAAATATGATTATGCAATACTGCAATTCTAATTAGAATATTTCAAAAAGCATAAAGAATCCTACCATACGGTAGGATTTTTTACATTATAGCATATTTATTATAAATAAAAAGTTATTAAAAGGAGATTATTACATGCCAGATCAAGTTACTGACAATTATCCAGGAAAGTCAAAACCAATGACGGATGAACAATTAAAAGCGAAAGCAATAGAACAATATGAAAAAAAATCAAATACTGAAACTAAAACAGAAGTTTATGATTTTCCAACTGAAATAGTTGAACTACCAAGTAAAGGATATCCTTATGATCCAAAGAATAATTTATCAAAGGGTACTATTGAAATGAAGTATATGACCGCAAAAGAGGAGGATATACTTACTAATCAATCATATATTAAAAATGGAGTAGTATTAGATAAATTATTTAAAGCATTAATTGTATCACCAATTGAATATAATGATTTATTGGTATGTGATAAAAATGCAATAATGATTGCTGCAAGAGTATTAGGATATGGTAAAGATTATGAAATCAAAGCTGTTAATCCAAATACAGGTGAACAAATTGATCATACAGTTGATTTAACTCAATTAAAAGAACGTGATATTGATTGGTCATTACATGCAAAAGGAAAAAACCAATTTGAATTTGAATTACCTTATTCCAAAAGAAAAGTAATAATTAAATTATTAACTCAAAGGGATCAAAATAAAATTGATGCTGAAATAAAGGGTCTTGAAAAAGTAAAGAAGAAAGCAGGTGCAACAACATTATTAAAACATTTAATTGTTTCAATTGATGGAGAAACAGATGGAAGTAAAATAAGAAATTTTGTTGATCAACATATGTTAGCTATTGATTCAAGAGCAGTAAGAAATTTTTATAGATCCATTACACCAGATATTGAATTAAAAGTAGATATACCGGATGGAGAATCCGGTGATACCTTTCGCAGTCAAGTTAACCCTGGATTGGACTTTTTTTGGCCTGACGCCGAAGTATAAATTAATGATACAAGATCAAATATTTGATCTAACTTATCACAGCCAAGGAGCATTTACATATCCAGTTGTATATAATATGCCCGTATATTTAAGAATATATCATACTAAAAAACTAAATGAATTATTCGATAAAGAAAGAAAATCTCATGAAAAGGCAATGAGAAAGGCAAAATCTTCAAGTCCAAAGCGATCACCTAAATTTGGAAGATGACGATATTTATTATAAATGGGAATATCGTATGTCTGAAAATAAATTTGAAAAAGATTCATTAAAACAAATCAATCAGTTAAATGAGGGATTTTTTGCTAATTTAGTAAAAAGTTTATTTTTTAATAGTCAAGCCAAACGATCAATGAAAAAGGCTCAAAAAATAGCAAAAGATGATCCTGAAATACAAGCTGCTTTAAAGGGATTAACGTATCATCAAGATCAAATTCAAGATCTTATAAAAAATATGTGCAAAAGAAATCCTGATCATCCGACTTGTAAAAAATAGAAATAAGTCATGGCTGATAAGAATATTGAAAAAAGACTAAAAGAAGCTGAAGCAATTGGCAAAAAACTAGGAGTTGGAGCTGATAAGATAGCCGACGTACAACAAGATATTCTTGATAAAAATATTAGTACTTTAAAAGCAGTACGTGAAAGATTAAGCCTAGAAGAACGAATTGCTAAAGCAAAAGAAAGGCAATCTAGTTTAGAATCATCAATATTAAATTTAGCCGGACAGACACAAGATGCAGCAAAATTTATAGCTGAATATAGCGAGGAAGGTGCATCTGCAATTAATGATCAATCTAAGTTGTTAAGAAAGCAGATAGGTATTGAAATGAAAAGAAACAAATCATTTCAATCTACTGGTCAAGAAGCATTAAAGATATTAGATCATACAAAACAAATGGGCAAATTAGCTGCACAGATAAATAGTAAATCAGATATAGCAGCTGCATTTCAAGAAGCAAATTCTGCCGCAGATAGTCTTCAATCAGGTATAGATAATTTCATGAACTCATTTCCTGGAGGTGGTGTTCTTTCAGCTGCATTAGGATTAGATAAAATAGGTGCACAAATTAAAGCTGCATTCATTAAAAATTTAATGGCCGCTGGTGCATCTGGTACATCAGTATTTGGAATGTTATCAGCAGCTGCAAGAGCATTTACTGCAACATTAATGGCTAATCCAATTGTTGCAATTGCAGTGGCTGCATTGGCATTAGTTGCAACACTAAAAGCTTTAGTTGGTTTAGCTATAAAGTTTGAGAAAGCAGCACGTGAAACAGCAGAAGCTACAGGAACAAATATAATAGCTACAAAACAATTATTAAAAGAAGCTAAAGAAGTTTCAGCATATGGAGGACTTCAATTAGCTACTTCAAAAGATATATTAGCAGTACAAAAACAAGTTGGTCAAGAAATGGGTAGCATGTTTGCAATATCTGCACAAGTAGCTGGCGAAGTTGCAGAAATAGGCCAAGCATTTAGTATTGGTGTTGAGGCTGCAGGAACAATGCAAGCATCATTGCAAGGTATGGGAGTTGATGCAGATGTAGCTAAAAATCTATTAAAAGAAGTAGGTGCAGAAATGATGGGAACAGGATTTGCGGCCGGACCTGTTATAGAAGATATGTCTAAAAATTCGCAAATGATAGGAAAATATTTTAAAGGCAATGTTAAACAATTTAAAAAGGCAGCGGTTCAAGCAGCTAAAATGGGTCTTAGTTTATCTAAAATGGAAAAGGTTGCAGATGGATTATTAGATATAGAAAGTTCATTAACATCACAAATGGAACTTCAAGTATTATCAGGAAAACAATTTAATTTTGATAAAGCAAGAGCCATGGCCATGGATGGTAATATATTAGGAGCAACTGAAGCTGTATTAGACCAGGTAGGTAGTATACATGATCTTAATGAAATGGATTATTATACTAAAAAGAAATTAGCTGAATCTTCTGGTATAGAAGTTTCAGATTTATATCGAGCAGCCAAATTAAAAGAAATGGGTGGTAAATTTGCTGAAGAAGAATTGGCAATGTTAGAAAAACAAGGAATAACTGTTGATCAATTGCATAAGATGAATGCGGATGAAAGAATGGCAGCTCAACAAGGAGCTCAGTCTGGATTACAACAAGAAAAGGCTTTAGGAGATCTTAAAGAACAAGCAATGGAAGCATTATTACCTCTTGGTCAAGTATTTTTAGATATTATGACAGATTTAATGCCAACAATTCAATCAATTTCAAAGGTACTTGGTCCAGTTATAAAATTTTTATCTACTGGTGTTAAAATATCAACTAGATTATTTAAACCATTAGCAGATGTTTTAGGTGCTGTAATAGGTATATTTGATGGAACTAAAAGCTTTAAAGATTTGTTAAAAGCTGTTGGTTCTTATATATATCAATTTTTTATTGGACCATTTGAAATAATATACGATTTATTAGCCGATTTATTTGATTGGCCAGGATCATTTGGAGAAGCAATGTCTTCTGTCTTTAATGCAGTAATGGATGTTGTTAAAGCTCCATTTAATTTATTGATAAAAGGAATAAATTATGTTATTGGTGGATTAAACAAAATAAATTTCTCAATACCTAATTGGGTTCCATTTATTGGAGGAAAATCATTTGGATTTAGTTTACCAGAAGTTCCTTATCTTGAACAAGGTGGTACTGTAGGCGAAACAGGATTGGCAGTTGTGCATCAAGGAGAGGTAGTATTACCAGAAGCTCAAAAATTACCTCAATTTGACTTACAGCCTGTTGCCGAGGCATTACAGGCAATTAATATGAAAACAATACCGGTAGCTATGCAGCTGCCAATAATACTTCCTGCATTGACAGCGGCCATGACAGCAGCAGTAATAGCAGGTAATACAGCAACATCTCTTATTCCAAAACCAGTACTAATAATGAATCCAGTATTACCAACATTTGAAACTAATCCAGTAATAACAGCAGCCGCGGCATTAGAAGTTGCAGCAGGAAGTCTTAAAGCTTTATTTGGTAGTAAAAATAATGATACTGAAAGAATAGTAAGTGGATTAGATGAAGTAGTACATGCAATAGAAAATATTAATATAGAAATGGATGGTGAAAAGGTAGGATTTTTAACAAAAGTACGTGATACATTTAGGAGGAAATTTTAATGGCATTAATTGATTTAAAATCTGATTTGAGTTGGTATGGTCGGCATTCGTTATCTAATAGATCTAATGTTGAACAAAGTGGATACATGCCTAACAAAGATAGAGCAGATACAAAATTTACAGTTAATAATGATTTATCAGTATCAACAGTATTAGGAGGTTTTGATGATGAAGGATTCTTTTCTATAAATGTAACGAGGACATCTCAAAATGAATTTCAAATTGATAGTTCTTTATCAGATAGAGGTATAGCTAAAAGAAAAACACAATTAGGTTTAGGCTCAAGATTTCCAATTAGTCCACAAGGAAATATACATGAATTTACGGATACTCGTACAGGAAATTATTCTAAAAAGAAATATGGTGATGAATTTGGACCAACTAAAACTACTGGGTTGGCGGATACATATACAACTAATTCTCCGATAGATGATATGTACAATAAATTTAAAGTACGAGAAGAAGCATTCAATCCATTTGGTGATGATAAAAGTACCGGTCAACCTTATATTTTAAGAGGTATACAAAGAAATGGAAAATCAGATCCACAATATTGGGGACTAGGAGAAGGATCAATTGAAGCAAGATTAGCCATTGCAGGTACTGATATACCTCGAGGTGGTATGGTAGTATATGCAGATAGATATGATAATGATTTACAACGATTAAATAAATGGAGAAAATCACCTCATGGTAGATCTTTTGCAGTTAAACAACTTGCATTAAATGCATTTAATCCAATGCTTACTCAAGGATTATCTAATACAGTTAAATCAGCTATGGCATTAGGAATTGTTACTGGACATGAAGAAGCTGTACGTAACAAATATGGAGGGCCAAGTGTAAATACAAATCGATTAGTTTTATTAAAAAGAGAATTATTAAATACAACATTAGGTAGTCCAATTGGTTTTAATGGAGGATTTGTAGGTCAATTATCAAATACATTGAGTGGAGGATTTGATAATCCATTAGGAAATATATTTTCAAGATCATCCAGAACAACACCTTCAAATACTGCACAACAATTTTCATATAATACACCATTTGCTTCATCAAAAAATAATGATCCAGGATCTCATAAAGGAAAAGGAAGATTAGCTAATCTTGTTAAAGGAAGAGGATTATTAAGTGCGCCAAGTGAATATGCAACTACAAAAGGTAGAGCAAAAGGTAAAGCAGGATTTTGTACAAGTAAAGATTATAAAACAACGCCATGGAATGAAATGCCTTCGAGAGCCACATCATGTAATCCACAAATTTATGATTGGACTCAAAAAGGAGCATACAAAAAAGATTCAGGGCAAGAAGCATACTTAGCAGGTAAGTCATATAAAGATAATAAGTTTGCCAGATCTCCAGATGCACCTCATAACAGAGGAGGTTCATTTAATGGCGGCGGTACTGAGAAAAAGGTTCATAAAGGTAAGGCATTAACTTATCAGCAGTTAATATCAGGACAAACTCAAAAAGATACAAAACTAGTTAAAACAGGAGGGTATAAAGGTCAAGGTGATTATATGAAACCTTCATCGCCTAGTTTTTCGCCATCAGGATATACAGGAGGAGAAGGGTTTAAAAAGAGATGGGATGTTGATGCATCACCAGACATGAATTATGGTAAAGGTGATGGAATGATATTATCGTTTAAAACAGATGCAGTTACAGATGAACAAAAATTTAAAATATATTTAACAGGATTATCAGAAGAACATGCACCTAGTTGGAATGGTGAACCTGATCAAGGTAGAGCAGATAATAGATATTTATATGAAAGTTATGAACGAACAGTTAATATATCATTTATTGTTAACGGAGGTGATAGATGTGATGATTTTGGAACAGTATGGGGATCATTAGAAAAATTGGCTCAAATGACTCAACCTGTATATGAAAATGGTGCAGGATTTAGGGGGCAATTAATGGACTTTACTTTAGGTGCAAGTGGTAAAGGATTATATTATCAATGCAAATCATTACTTACAAATTTATCATTTGATTGGGATCCATCGGAAGGAACATGGGAAGTAGATGAATATATGATGCCAATGAGAACTGCTGTTGATATGTCTTTAATAATATTAGGAAATCAAAAATCAGGTAATGAAGGTGCAAGAATAGAGGCTAAGGCAGCTGGTGTAACTTCATTCCAGATATTTGGTAAAGATTTAAGTGGTGGTGCATCAGCATGTGGAGGAGGCGATGAAGGTGGAGGACCAGAAACTACACCAGGATTAGATCCTATATCACCAACACCGACACCAAATGCAAATGAAAACATAGATCCAGCAACTGGTGGCCCTAACAATCAAGAAATTGAAAATATAATGACTAATACTGATGTCGAAAATGAACCATTAGATTTACCACCACAACCTCTTCAACCATTACCAACATCAGAAGAAGAACTTTTAACACCTTCTGATAGTTTACCTCCAATTACTGCAGGAGATGCAGATAATCCTCTAGATGATGTAGATGGTGCAGCAGATCTTCCATATGGTTCACCTGGAACAGATTATTATGTTGAATCTAGAAATAGTATTTTAGCTAGACGATTGAGAGGACAGGAAGGATATGATAAATTTGATTTATATTTTGCAGATGGAACACCAGTACCATTTGATATAGGACCGCCATATGGTGATGATTATTATGATCTTACAAGAAAACCGCGTGCTGGTATGTATATGGAAGGAGAAGGAATAATAGGAGCCGATCCATATGGAAATCCAGGAGATGGAAATCAAAATTCATTCATAATGCCAGAAGGAGTAGGTGGAAGAGTAAGTAGACCTCTGCCAGATCAAATACTTAAAGGTAGTCAATGGCAAGAAGCAGGTAGTTCAACTCAGCCAAATACATTTCAACGAATAGGTGGTTGGTTTAGAAGATAAAGGAGATATAATTATGGCAGATAAAAGATATGAATTTTCAAAAAAAGATAAAGATCAAAAATATGAAACTTTTCGTGGACCAATAATACCAAACTCTAGAAATGATTTGTATACATTTTCACGAGAAGGTGATCGTTTAGATTTATTAGCACAACAATTTTATAATGATCCAAGACAATGGTGGATTATTGCCGAAGCCAATAATTTAGGTAAAGGAAGTTTTGCAATTCAGCCTGGATTACAACTACGAATTCCTAGACCAGAAGAACCTCTTCAAGATGGATTATTAAATGCAGAAGAGGAGAGATAATATATGGCATTTTCTACAAACTTTTATATGAGAAAATCTGACGTAAAACAAGTTCAGATAGATGATATGAAAAAACCTGAATTTCATATTCGTGACAAATGTTATGTACGATTAAATGCAATTGGCGAGTCAGGCGATACTGAAGGAACATTGCCAGCATCATATGCAAAAAAAGTTACAGATTTATATCAACCTAATTCAAGTAAAAGGCCACAACCAACATTAGGAGATGTTTCAGTTTCAATGTCTGGATTAGCTGGATCTTTAAGAAGATTGAAAGCTAGTTTTACAGTTTATGATTTAACACAATTTAATACATATGAAAAAAAATTTTTAGTACCTGGTGCTAAAGTAGAATGTAAATGGGGATATGTGGATGGCTCACAGCGATCAAATAAAAATGATAAACAAAAAGCACAATTTATTGTTTTTAAGCCTACATATAAAATAACAAAAGAAAATTATTTTAAATGTTCATTTGAAGCAGTAGGACAAGGATCTGAATATGATCAGATAGATATTAATGGTCAACAAAATATACCTGCAAAAGAATTTCAAACATCTCATCAAGGAGGAGAAGAAACTGCAAAATGTGCAAATCTTTTTGATTATTGTCAATTTCTAATAATGAGTAATTTAAGTCAAGGAGATTCAGCAGGTTTTAATCCTATTAATGGATCTTCAAAAAAAAGTGTAACAACATCAGCTCAATCAGCCGTAGGTGCTTTAGTTGCACCTGAAGAATTTACTCCACCAGGTAGTATGCCAACACAAAACGAATTAGGAGCTCCGCGTGTTACATATATTTCATTAGCTACTATAGTAGATGTAATTAATGATTATGTTATCAATGATAACAAGAAAGGATATCAAATTAAATTTGATAAGGAATATTCTGCAATAAAATATGATATGGCTGGTAAAAGAATATGGTCTCCCAATCCACATAACATGTTGTTTCCATATAATAATGGAACACCTGAAAATTCTTATAATAAAGACGGAACTACAGGAGAATCAGAAGATTATATAACAGTTGATTCATTTGAGTCAATGGTTGCAATTGAAGATGTAACACCAGAAACTGGTTATGGTACTCCAGGATCTATTTTGTTGAGCATGAATTTTTTACGAGAATTACAAGAATCATATGAATCAGCTACAAAAGGAGAAGATGCAAATACTGAAGATATTGGTGACGGTCGATCTAATGGTCGAATCACATTGCAATCCTTTTTCAAAAAAATATTTGCAGTTATAAGAGAATATTCAGGAGGTTCATGGGATTTAGGTTTAGATCGAGATGTTGTTAAAGATGAAGATGAAAAATCAAAAGATCCTATGACCGGTCCTAATTCTGATATTTATATAGTTAATAAAAATGCAGCCATGGGGTCAGTACCAGAAGCAATTAAATTGAATCCTACAAATGGTAAAAATGGAATAAGAGAAATAGCTATTTCATGTGATATTCCAAAAGAAATACAATCCAGAGCAATGATGGGTGATATTAGATCACCAGAAGGAGAAGCGGCTCAGACATTTGTAGATTTAGATCCACCAGAAGCAAAAATTGAAGCTGAAAATGAAGCAGCTGCAGAACTAGATTCTAGACATAAAGAATTGCGTGGACGATTAATGACTGATAAAATGTCATCAGATGCAGTTTCAGCTGCTAAAGGTTTGATAAGAGATATTGTTAATGCAGTTCCAGTCGATGATAGAGTAAAAAGTGGAATGAATATGGACCCTAAAAATATACCATTTCCATTAAAATTTTCTGCAACAATGGATGGCATACCAGATTGGAAATTTGGAGATGTAGTTACTTCGACATATTTACCCAAACGATATAGATCATCAAAGGCAACAAAAACAGTATTTACAGTAACAAATTATACGCATGACTTTAAAGGAGGTGATTGGACAACATCAATCGAAGCTATCATGCGATTAGTAAATGGATAAAGATAATGGCAGCAATACCAAAAAAACCAATGTATACTCCTGAAGACCTAATTAAAAAAGGTTTATTTACAGCTGGTCAATTGTTAATGCAACTATTCATGAAAAAGAATACAAAACCAAGTCAGAAAGATCAAAGAAGAGGAGGCAATGCGCAAGGTAATTCACAAGTATTAATTAAACATAAAAATCAACCAGATGGAACTACAAAGGCAGTTCAAGTTGCTGTTGAATCTATTGCTCCAGATATTAATAAAATATTACGTAATCCTGATTATACTGGTAAGATTGAATTTCAAGAATATATAGGACCATATCATGTTTACCCAAATGGTGCGATATATTCAGGAGCAGAATATTCAGATGAAAGTGTACAATTAATGCCTTATGCACCGCAAGTTAATCCAGCTCCTAGAGTAGATGAACTTGCTGCTCCTGATCGTTTTAGTAGAACTCGACAAGTAACGGATACTCCAGAACGACCTTTAAGAACTGAAAACAATACAATATATTTTCAACTTACTAAACGGCGTTTTGATTTACATTATCAACCAAAAGCACATTATCCAATGCCAACAGAACAAGATTATCGAAGAGGATTTTTAAGAAGATTTTTTGTGCAGCGAATTAATGATGAAGTTGATATTACAGAAGTTTCTGCTACAGAATTTGATAAATTTAATAAATCTAATAATCCAGGAGTAGATGGAGGGTTATATAACAGAAAAGTAGTAAACTGGTCTATAGTAGGTGATATTTCACAAGTTACAAAAGTGAACGAACGAGTAGTATTAGATTCAGAAGTTGAAATGCCAGGAATAGTTAATTTTTTAACAGATTATACCGAATTGCATAAAAAGAAAGAAAGAGAATTTATACCAGCCGAACAACAACTAAAAAAAGAAGCAGATGGTAATTTAGCTGATAGACAATATCCTGATGGTGAAACAATACATGTATATCTTCCTAAAAGTTATGCATTACCTAATATGGAATTAGGAGTATATGCACAAAATTGTGGAAATTGTTGGTTTAGAAATAATAACAATTGCGGAAAATGGAAGGCAAATATTAGAAATGCATTCTGGTGTAAATCTTGGAGAAGTGCGCAAGGACTTAAAAGTGATGGTGAGTTAACAAATGCTAGTCAGCAAGCTAATCAAGATATAGAACAATTACGAATAGAACAAGAAAGAGCTCGAAGAGAGAATAGACGAAGAGAGTCTGAAGAAATTGCAAGAAGACAAGAATTATTAAGAAGAGCCGAAGAATCAGGAGAAAATTCAATTATTCAACCACCCGCAGGTGAAGGAGAACAAACATTACCAGATGTATTTAATCCTCCACCACCATCACCACCATATCCACCACCATCACAAGAACCATTACCACCTCCAACACCACCACCAGGATTAGGAGGAATCTTTGGCAGCGGATAATGTATAAAAAATTTGGTTATTTGAAATATTTTTATTATAATTAATAAATGGTATTTATAGAACGTGAAAATCAGTTACAACAATTAAGAGATTCATTGCAATCTGGAGCATCATTCTGGATACCTGTATATTCTGATATTTTTCAACATTTCATGAATAATTCAATAAGTTTTATTTATATATACTCTATAATAGAAGATTTAGATTATATTATATCATTCCGTCATAAGGATTGTTTTAACTTGAATATAGAACATTTAAACGACCTTACAAGTCCTCATGAGATATATGTACTTGCTAAGAAACGCTTTGCAAATTTTAGTTCAATTAAATGTCATGATGCTGATATGATTGCCTGGTGGCAAACTCATCAGATGTTACCATTAACAAAAACAAATACATCAGCACATGATGCTTGGAATAGATGGTGGTATAATGAAACAAATGCATATGACTGGTTACCAATTACAAAACATATTGAAAGGTGTGTAGGAATGAGAAAAAAATTTATGGAATATTATTCTACATTTGAATTAACAAAAGAATTTGAATCATATGAAAGAATGGTAACTGATAATTTTTATGCAATAGAAAGGACAGGATTGCAAATTGATTATAATAAATTTACAGAAAAATTTAAAGCGAATGGAATTGTAAATAATAAAGCCTATACAGAATACAATATATGGACAACAACTGGTAGGCCATCAAATAAATTTGGTGGAGTTAATTATGCAGCCTTAAATAAAGAAGATGGTTGTCGAGAAGCATTTGTATCTAGATTTGAACAAGGATCATTATTAGAAATGGATTTTGATGCATATCATCCAAGACTAATTGCAGATATAATAGGATATGAATTACCAGAAGGATCTATTCATGAATATTTTGCTCGACAATATTTTGGTAAAGAAGAAATATCAGAACAAGAATATGATGATAGTAAGAAAATTACATTCCGATTATTGTATGGAGGAATAGATCGAGATTTTGAAAAGGTTCCATTTTTTGGTAAAGTGAAAGCATATATAAATGAATTATGGAAAACTTATAAAAAACAAGGTTATATTGAAACTCCATATTTTAAACGTCCATTATATGCTAAATATTTGTATGAAATGAATCCAAACAAATTATTTAATTATTTGTTACAAGCTTCTGAAACAGAAAACAATTTACATGTAATAAATGAAGTAAATGGAGTGTTACATGAATATAATACAGAACTTATACTATATACATATGACTCTTTATTATTTGATTTTGATATGAGAGATGGCAAAGATTTAATAATAAAATTACGAGAGACAATGTCCAAAAGCAATAAATATCCTGTTAAAATAAAAGCTGGCGTGAATTATCATAAAATGCAGGATATGACTTCCAGAGTTTCTTGATATTTATTAAAAAAGTATATCTATGGATAAAGAATCGA